GCAACCGGTAGAACTGTTGATGGGTTAGTCGGTTTAATATTCTCAAAAAGAGCAATTCAAACACTTCCTGCTATGGTTGAGTATCTTGCTGAAAACGCAGACAGCAGAGGCCACACATTAAGAGACTTGACAAAAAAAGCAGCTACAGAGGCTTTTATTTCTCCCCGGTCAGGTCTTTTAGTAGCAAGGCCAACCACTCCGCAAGGTTCGAGCAATGCGGACGTTGAAGCTAACAACCTAATACCAAAGATTTTACATTACCGCTACGAAGATATAATAAACTGGGACTATGAAGTAATAGACAATGTTGAAAAGCTTTCTTTAGTCGTGCTGATGGAGCAAAAAACTAAGCGAACAGGCTATAAAATAGAGGTTGAAAATCAGTTTCGCGTATTAGAGTTAATTAATGGCGTTTATAATCAATCGCTTTATAACGATGCTGGCGCTATTGTGAATGTATCTGCGCCGGTTATTATCAATAACTCAACATCAAGAGAAATACCATTTTACTTTATTGAGGTAGGTGCAGAAGGTAAAGCTGTAATTAACGACTTGGCTGATATGAACTTTCATCATTACCAGGTTAGTGCAGACTATAATAGTAAAAATCACTTCTCATCATTTATAATTTGGTACGAGACCGGCGCGCAATCTGGCAATAACATGCTGATGGGCAATGGTGTTAAATGGTCTAACGATAAAACCGATGCAACATTTGGCATACTTCAGCCAGACGGCAATGCAGACGCCCTAAGATTGTCATTGCAAGACGATGAGCAACGAATGGCCGCATTAGGGGCTGAAGCTTTAAAGCCAAGGGTAGGTGGCGCAGAATCAGCAGAAGCAAAAAGCCTTGATCAAGTTGCTCAGAACTCAACAACCGCAGATGTAGCAATCACAGTAAGCGAAGCATTTGTAAAAGCAATTAACTTTGCTTCCAGGTGGATGGGCGGCACTGAAGATGCAGTTTATCAATTAAACACAGACTACAACCCCACTGGCATGAATGCACAGAGCTTGACGGCTATGGTTGGAGCATTTCAAGGCAACGCTATCTCATACGATACATTGTACGAGAATTTGCAACGTGGCGAGATTGCGAGCGTAGACAGGACTGCAGATCAAGAAAGGGCATTGATTCAAAATGCTAACACAGGAATGGATGAGTGACAGACCTAACCATTCAGCAAGCATCACGTCATGCTGTCTACGTCCAAAGGTTTGCCGGTCATCTTGCTAATGAGTTTGACCCGTATCTTAAAAATCTACAGCGTGAGTTAAAAATCCTTATGATTGATGCGCCCGAACAAACGGGAAACATTAGGGTCATCAATAAGCTTATATCTGAGTATAAAAAAGCGTCAACAATTGTTTACAGTGATTACAATGACGACGTACTTATAAAAGGTTTAACTGAGTTTGCAGGCGATGAATCAGAATGGCAAGCAGCAGCACTTAATAAGGCGGTCGACTCTCCAGCGGTTAGCCTTGTCACTCCTTCGGCTGCTCAGTCATGGGCGGGAGTAGTTGCAGAGCCTTTAGTCTTTCCTGATAGCAACGGTGTTAAATTATTGACCCCATTTATAAAAGATTGGGAGCAATTACAGATACAAAAGGTCAGTGATATTATTAGAACCGGCTTTGTTACTGGCAGAACTAACGCCCAAATTACTCAGGACATTGCAGGCAAGAATGGATATTTAGATAATCAAAACCGTAAGTCTATTAAATCAATGGTTAGGACTGCAACAAATCACACAAGCAATCTAGCAAGGCAGGCAACGTTTGACGCTAATGATGATGTGATACTGGGCTATGAGTGGGTATCAACTTTAGACGGCAACACAAGCGACACATGCAAAGGATTAGACGGTAAAGTTTTTAAGAATAAAGACAAGAATAAACGTTTCCCACCAGCACACCCGAATTGCAGAAGCAGCACAGCTCCAGTATTAGATGAACGTTTTAACTTAGATGATAGCGTCAACACGAGAGCTTCAAGAGGCTCAGAAGGCGGGCAACAGGTAGATGCTGACATCACATATTATAGCTGGCTAAAAGAGCAGGGCGCACAAGGCCCAAAGGGCAGAGCATTTGTACTTGATAACCTTGGCAATGAGCGAGGCAGACTATTTTTAGACGGTGGGTTAACTGCTGATAAATTTAAACAGTTAACCCTTGATGAATTGTTTCAGCCTATACCATTAGACAAATTACGTGGAAAGCAATCTTTACAGTTGGCGTTTGACGCTATTGGCGGTTAATGTCGGTAGCTTTAGCTCTCCCATTAATTCACCATTCATCATAAAATCATAAGAACCAGTTAATGAGTTGTAAAATATTTCATCGTACTTAAAAGGCAAGTCAAGGTTATCTAATTCATAGTCAAGGTTATCTAATTCATAGTCAATCTTAGTAATGCTATTGGTTCTTAGTCCAACAATACATACGCCAGCGCCAATGGCTGATGTCACAATAAAAATAAACCTTGCGAGATTATCCCATTCATAAATGCCAACGATAAAATAATTATTCCAACCAACAAAGCTAATAAATGAACATCCTATCAACCATAGAAAGGAAGGCCACAATATAAGTATAATTAATGTTTGTAATAAATAGTTCATTGTTTATTCACCTTCATTAAAATATTCAAAATGCACCATTTCAGCGATGTGGTCGTCTTTAAGTTCGTCGATTTCTTTCTTTAGTTCTGCTATCTCTTTTTTAGCATCGCAATACCTAACATAAGCGCCTTTCCCGCTTTTCTCCATGCATTTCCCATCAACCCCTCGCTTGTCGAAAGATGTACAGTTAAACCTTTTCATTATTTATTCCCTCAATAAAACATACATTACAAACCATATCCAAAAGTAATTTATGATTTTTATGATCTTCTTTCTCCCAACGTCGATAAGTTCTAAGCGATATTAAATTATGCTCGCAAAACTCAGTAAGTGAATAGCCAGCGTTTCTAATCTTTTTTGTTAGTATGTTCATTTGAACCATAAACCCCTTTTGGTGGTGTCCATCCTAAAGATATAAGCGCATCAATAACGCCTTGCTCTTTTAATCTAATAACATCATCAGCATGCTTTCTTACAATGTCGCTGCTGCTTGTCATTGATTGTCGTATTTCTTCATTATTAAATAATGTATTTACGTAAACTCTATTTTCAAAAGTCATTCTAAAACCCTTCATTTGGCATCATTGGCATTACTATGTGGCATCATTTGAAATAATACAAGCGTTATTTTGAATTGATTGAGAATAGTGTTAAACTGTAAACTATTAATTACAGCGCCAAGCGCTCAATACAACCTAAAGGGTTTCACATGTTAAACGGATTAGACCAAATAGACTTAGCCTCTCCAGATGCATTAGAGAAGATTAACGCACTGGCAAAGGGATTAAGCGATAAAAATGCCGAGTTACTTGGCAAGGTTACTGACAAAGATTCATTGAGCGCGGCAGAAGTTGCAAAACTAAAAGCTCTTGAAGACTTCAAGGCTAACTCTGAAATAACAGCAGCTAAAGAAGCTGAAAACTGGGCAGAAGCGACCAGGCTACAAACCGAGCAGCATCAAAAAGAAATGGATGAACTCGGATTGGTTGGCAAGTCAGACAAAGAGCTAATTACAAAATTATTGATAGATGGCGGATTAAGTAAAGCACTCGACGGAGTGAAAATTAACCCCGCTTTAAAAGTTGGAGCTGAAGCACTACTTCGCTCTACAGCAATAATCACTGATGGTAAAGCCATGATTGGTGATAAATCGTTAAGCGAAGCAGTAACAGATTGGGCAGCAAGTGATGCGGGTAAATCGTATTGTCTAGCGCCAAACAACTCAGGCGGCGAAGGTTCAGGTGGAGCTGGTGGTGGGGGTCAAGGTAAAGAGATGACACTAACCGAAAGGTCTATCGCAGCCAACAACGCCAATTAAATAACATTAAATTCTAAGGAATTATCATGGCTGAAGTACGAATTTCCGACATATATAACCCGCTGGTTTTCTCAGCGGCCGATCAAGAAGCTCAAATCGAGCTTAACAACTTTATGGCCTCCGGCGTAATGGTGGAAGACCCACGATTAACAGCGATGGCTAGTGTAGGCGGTAATATTGGCGAGTTGCCATTCTTTAAGCCTCTAGGTACTGCGGAGCCTAACTACTCTAATGATGTGAAGGCTGACTTGTCTACATCAGAGAAAGTCACCAAAGCAGTGATGCAATACCGTCTTGCCAGTCAGAACAAGTCATGGTCAACAATGGACATCGCTGTAGACTTAGCTTTGGCTGACCCTGCAACAGCTATCACCAACCGTATTGGCGCTTATTGGGCAACTGCTAACGAAAAACGTTTGATTCAGTCAACAATGGGCATCTTAAATGATAACGTTGCGAATGATTCAAGTGACATGGTTGTAAACATTGCTACTGATAGTTCAGGGGCAGTAACGGCGGCTGAGTTAGTTTCTAATGATGCCATTCTTGACGCACAGCAAACCGCTGGCGACCATCAAGACGGTTTCAGCGCCATTGCTATGCATTCGGTAGTCTATAGCCGTTTACGTAAGCAGCAGTTAATTACATTCATTCGTGATGCAGATAACAATACGTTATTTCAAACGTATGGCAATTTGCGCGTAGTTGTTGATGACTCATTGAGCGCAGTGGCTGGCACAAACCGTATAACTTACACAACTGTTATTTTTGGCAGTGGTGCAGTTATATCTGGTCTGGGTCGTACTAAAGTGCCAAGTGAGTTGTATCGCGACCCTGATGCTGGTAACGGCGGCGGTCAAGAAACTTTATATTCTCGTCGTGCTGATATCATTCATCCGCTAGGCTTTGCATTTGGTTCTGCATCGGTTGCTGGTCAATCTGCAACTCTTGCTGAGTTAGCTTTGGCTGCTAACTGGAACAGAGTATGGGAAAGAAAGAACGTACCACTTTGTTACTTGCAAACTAACGGTTAATATTCAAGGGGTGTAAAAGCCCCTTTTAATTTAGGAATAATCATGACTAAAGCAAAACAAGCAGTTGAAGAAACCGAGTTGACAGCTAACGAACACAATGAATTAATTTGGGCAGAAGTTAAAAGATATCAAGATGAAATTGACTTGATGAAATTAGAGTTGCGACCCGCAGAACTTCCAAAGCAGGTGTCTTTAAACGAATGTAACATTATGGCACGTAAAGCAAAGGTGGAACTTCACAAAGTAGACCCTAAGCGCTTGCAAGAAGAAAGCCTGATAAAGCTTAGTTAACTGGGGTGGTTTATGTCTACCAACAGATCAAGAACTGAAGAAGAAGAAATTCTAAATCACTTACTAGTTTCAATTGTACTTGCTTACGGCGGCACTGTGATTAGCAATGATAGAAATTCATTATTAGAAAGCTGGTTAGCAGCAATAGGGGGCTAAAGTGCCAAGTGTAAATGCATTACTCGAACAAATATTAACGGCAACCGATTCATCTGGTGTAACTGGCTTTACTAAAACCTATTGGTTTAACGCTAGCGATGCAGGGACTACTACAACGCCCATCACGCACGGAGCAGGTTCCGCCACAACCTTTTTAACTAATGATGGCGCAGGCTCAACAACTACCGCTTACAATCCAGATTCAAAATCCGCGCTATGGAACACAGCAACAAATAAATTTGATTTTAGTAGCTTAAAGATTGGAGATACGATTGAGTTTAGAATAGATATTGATATTGCCAATGCAGCAGCACAAGAAATTAATTTGGTTATGGACTTGGCAGAAGGAACCGCAGCGCCTTACAGCCTAAACGTTAACCATACTTATTTTAAAACTGCATCTACTGGCGATCAAATAACCGCCATGTTCAGGGTGTATATAGGCAATGCAGAAACAAAAGCAGGGACAGCAAGATTTAGGCTTACCTCAATTGCTGCAACGACTATCGTAGTAAACGGTTGGTTTTATCAAATCACAGAAGTTTAATGAGCAGGGTTTAAAATGTCACAGAATTTAGTAATAGCTAACAAAGATAATAAAGTTGTTTTCGTATTTGGCGGAATAGACTTAACCCTGGCTACTGACATTCTTGTACAGTTTGGTGCAGAGTCTTACACTAAATTACTCAACCCGTTAATCGTAGTTGTTGATAGCGCAACTGAGCTAAGTCTTGATTTATCTGCAACTGCTGAAGTGGGCAAGGTTTTTGCTACTGTCACATACAAAGACGGCGCAAGCGTTAACGGCACAGACATCACAAGTAGAGAGCTTGGCAACTCTGAAAAAATAGTTGTGGCAATTGGTACACAGCTAATTATTGAAGATGGAACGATTGTGGCGAACGCTAATAGCTTTGCAACAGACGCAGAGTTTAAGCTATACGCTAACATCAGAAACTTTGATATCCCCGCGACACAGCCAGACAGAGAAGCCTTGTTAATACTTGCTATGGATTACCTAGCTGGCAAAGAGCTTGATATGAAGGGTCAAAGGGTCAATGAAACTCAAGAGCTAATGTACCCTAGGGAATATGTTTGCATTTATAACAAGGAATTATTAAAAACTGACATTCCTAATATACTTAAAAAAGCTCAAATGGAACTAGCGGCACAGGCTAACGAATCAAACTTATTGATTAGCGGCACAACTCAAAACCTAGCATCGTTCAACGTTGACGGTGTTTATTCTGAGTCGTATCACAGCGGTGGCAGCTTTGAGCATGTAAGAACTGATAGAGCTGATGTATATCTTGACCCGCTATTAGAGAATAACGGATCAGATAATATTATGATGAGGGTTTAAAGTTTATATGAGTTAAATCATCTGCATATTTACCCTCATTTCTATACTTATTAGCCTGCACTAACTCATCTTTAATGTCAGACAGCAGGCTAATCCGCTTATTGATTTTAAAGTACCAGCAAAATACTTCACGTAATAATAAAAACACAGCGATTGATATTACTATTGATAAAAATAATACTTGTGGGTTTGTCATGTTATTTACTTCCTAAGTTATTAATAAACTGAACACAAACACCAACAGCCATACCTACAGCCAATGATGCAATATAAAATACTGATAGTAATGTAATCATGAATTACTCTCCGCCTGATATGCGTAGCCTTTCTAGAACGTACTCAACACACCTAATTGATGCCGCCTTATCGGATTTTATAACGTGCCTGTTAAGAGCCTCTAGAATCACACTAATTGCGTGAAGCTCGCCATCTTCATTTTTTATTTCATAGCTTTCAGATACTTGTGTAAAAATATCCATCACTTATTCTCCAGTTCATTAATAAAATCTTGAATCATCTCGTGCTGCGTAGTTTGCTTATGCTCATGAGTTCGATATGTACGCAAGCTAATTTTCATTAACTTGCAGAACTCTAAGAGGGTGTAGCCTTTGTTTCTAATCTTGCGTGTTAGTTTGTTCATTGTTTATTTGCCTTTGATATTTAGTGTTTCGACTACTAACATTGATCTTATGTTTTTGCAGTCAATAGAACGGTAAATATTTACGGATTTTGTAAACCCCATAAATGATTTACCACTTATTGAATAAACTCCAAGAACATCTTTTGTGTCACCATAATCAAATGTGTAAGCTTTCCCATGTGTCAATATTATTGATGCTGGCGAACCTGCTTTGTAAAGATTTACAAAACTATTGAGTTCTGCGCATTTATTTGGCGTTATTTTTATTGCTAATGCATTATTTAAACTTGCTGCGGTTAACTGCATTTCTAATTCGCATATTTTACGCTGGTACTTTAATTCATCATCTGAAGTCACTTTACTCTCCGTTTATTTGCATTGTTTCAATTATCCTAGCTGACTATTTGCATTGTTTCAAGTTTATTTAAACATTAAAGTAATAAGTGTTACAATTGCACAATATACACTAAGGGTTTAATGATGAGCGCATCAAGCATACAAGCAAATCTTAAAGCTGGACTCGCTAAAGCTAAGAAGGCTGTAGGCTCAAGCAGTAGCGAAAAGATTTATGTCATTAAAGAAACCATTGTTGGTGGTGGCCCGTTAGGGGGTGGCACCACATCAAGTGTTACGACTTTATTGCCAAACGCCTTTTTCAAATCATACGACGCTTCCTTGTTTGGTGGCACAATGCTTGCTGGTGACAGGGTCTTAGTAAGCGACAACGTAACAGCAATAATCCAAGGCGATACCATACAAGAAGGCACTGTTTTTTATATCGTTATCAACATAGATATTAAAGCCCCTACATCTGACGTGCTGGCTTATATCGCACAAGTAAGGCTCAAGTAATGCCGATCAAAGGTATGGATAACGTTAAAAAGGCAATTGCTAAAACCAAGACCCAAGCCAACATCAATTTGAAAGGCGTGTATTTTTCTGGACTCAGAACAATAATTAAAGCGACCCCAGTTGATGAAGGTAGGGCGCGTAATAATTGGTTTTTAACTGAGGGGATGCCCTCAAAATCTTCAGGTGGAGCGGAAGATAAAAGCGCATCTGGCTCTTTGTCAAGATTGACTGCAATGCCTAAAGATATTTTTAATAAAAAAATTTACTTTACAAATAACCTGCCATACATAGAAACCTTAGAATATGGAGGCTACCCAAACCCCAGCGGCGGTGACAAAACAATTGCCGGCTACAGCAAGCAGCTTACCCCGTTTAAATCCCCTAAAGGGTGGGTCAGGGCAACGCTGATATCAATGGGCAACAAGGTGCGATCACTATGAGCTATTTAAAAACCAGGCAGGCATTAGTTACTCAGTTTTTAGCGGCCACTGTAACGGGGTTAACCGTTGCTGATATCGCAAGTGATAACGAGTTTTTTGACCCTGCTAATAAGTCATTGTGGGCAATGCTTACAGTTATTCCAGCATCATCTGAAGCCATGGGAAAGACTACAGTAGACAAGAATGATGACCGTGGAATATTTCAAGTAAGTGTATTTATTGCGGTTAACACTAAAGACCGATCCATTCTTGCAGCTACAGCAGTTGACGAAATAAGAACAGGCTTTCAATATAACTCGTCTACGGTGTATAATGGTCAACAAGTAGACATCTTAGACATAACAGTAAACCAAGGCCGAGTTACAGAGGCATGGTTTCAAACAGACGTTTCAATAAATTATTTAACTTTTAGCAACAGAGGGTAAGAACATGTCAGTAAACGGCACAGTATGCGTAATAACAAATAGCTCAGGTCAAATTGTCGGGCAGGGTTCGGGTACTCTAGCGCTTGCAGGAACACCTATTATAACCAGCAACAAATCAAACGGCGATAACGTAACTGTAATGGACGGCATTTTAGCCGGTCAGCAACTTACTTACGCTTGTGACTTTGTTTACAGTTCAGAAACGCAATTTCAAAAAGTAAACAATGACGCAATAGTCGGAACAATGGACACGTACACGATTACTTTACCAGCAGGCGGCACTACCGACGAATCATACGCCGCTTCAATGCAGCCTGGAGCCGTAAGCATAGCCATGCCGCATGGTGAGGCCGTAATGTCTAGCGTAACCTTTTCATCTAGTGGCCCAATCACACATACACCATACGCAGCTTAATTTATGATTAAACTTTGCTACAAAGAATATGACTGGAAAGCTTCCACGGAGGCTTGCAAATCTTTTACAGATAAGACTGGATTAGATTTAAAGTCTGTTTTTTTCGACTATCTTGTTTGTGCAATTAACGCACCAAAAGACGTTAGCACAACTGACAGAATGCAGATGTATTCTAATGTTCACAGTGAAAAGATTGCTGTTACTGCTTTGCATTGCATTATTAAAGCGGGGTCTAGCGGCGTCTCAGTTGAAGAAATAGCAGACGGATTTTGTAGAGTTGGCTGGATTTTAAGTGATCGTCCAGATGATTTAAGCGAGCCGTGGCCTTTTGTCATGGTTAATACTGCGCTAGATATCAACAGCTATTTTAACGCCAACATACCTAAAAAAAAAGAAACGGGTATAGAGGCGGATTTAACAGCCTAGAGGCAGAGGCTTATGATTATTGGGCAATGTTTAAGCTAAGTGTTAATCAATTAAAAATTGCACCATCTGAAGCATGGAAGCTTGACTTAGTTGAAATATATCAATTAATTGACAACCAAGAATCAAACGAAATAGATACAAGCATCATGCTTAATTTTCAGAGAATAAAAAACGGAGCGGATAAGCTATGGCTACAGAATCCCTAATAGTCGAGCTAGATGCCCGAACAGCTAAGCTAGACGCTAAATTAAACTCAACTAATGACAAGCTAGACAAGCTTACAGAAAAATCTAAAAACTCAGACAGCGGACTAAAAAAGCTAGGTAACGGTGCTAAGATTGCCGGTACTGCCATACTGCAAACAGCAGCAGCAGCCGCCGCACTTTCCGCCGCCGTAACTGCAATCGTTCTTTCGTCGGCTAAAGGCAGGCGTGAATTAGAATTACTCGCAAAGCAAGCCAAAACATCTACATCAGACTTTCAAGCTCTTTCGTTTGCTACAAATAAATACGGCATTAACGCAGATCAAATTGGAGATATATCAAAAGAGATTTCTTTAAAGGTTGGAGAATTTGCGGCGGCTGGTACTGGTGCATTTCAAGACTACGCAGACGTTTTAAAGCTAACTAAGGATCAAGCAAGAGAAGCGGCACAAGAGTTTGAAGGTTTATCTTCACAAGAAATTCTTGGAAGAATGATTTCAAGAATGGAGGAGGCAGGCGTCGAGGCTGGCAGAATGGATTTTGCCATTGATTCATTAGCAAGCGACGCAGAAAGATTAATTCCATTATTTTCTAATAACTCAAAAGAATTAACCCAGCTTAAAAAGCGGTTTGACGATGTAAATAAATCTTTACAAATAACTGGCACACAGGCAGAAGCCTTGCGCGAAGTTTCTAACACATTTACATTATTAACATCATCAGCAGGAAACGCTACAACGGCAATTAGCGCAACTTTAGCGCCTGTGCTGGATGACTTCTTCAATGACATTATTGATGTCGTGCCAGATGCTACACAGACAATAATCGATTTTATTAACTCGTTTTTAGACGCTGAAAACATAGCGTCTAGGACGGGTGTCTTGCAGCAGATAGAAGAAGCAAACGAAAACATTAAGCAAACCAACGAGGATATAATTAACCAAGGCCCAAGAATGAAGGGTGTTTTAGACACTCGTCTTGAAAGGGAAAAACAAAGGCTTGAAGAATTAAAAGCGCAACTTGTCGTTTTGACCGCCCAAGAGCAGAAGCTAGAAAACGCAAACCGTTTAAGTGGTGGAGAAATAGGCGGAGAGACATCAGCCCCATTAACAAGCGGTGGCGGTGGCGGTTTAGGGACTGGCGACGAAATACAAGCAATAGCTGACAGGTTTAAATTAGAAGAAACACTCTTAGCAGAAAAGCTAGTAAGAGAGCTTCAAATAATTGGCGACAACAACGAATTAAAGGTTGAGTTAGAGCAGGAATTTGCAGAAAACATAAGAAAAATAAGGGAAGACACAGAAGATGACAAGGAGAAAATTGACAAAAAAGCAGTTAAGTCTGAAGAAAAAATAGAGTCACTAAAAAGAAGCTTTGCAGAAAGAACAGCGGTTACTTTATTATCATCTGCAGCAACAACGCAACAAAAGCTATTTTCAATTGTAAAAGATGCTGCAGCGGGTCAAATTGAAGCATACGGACTAACGGCAGGGGCGAGGGCGTTAGCAGAATTGGGGCCAATTGCAGGCCCCCCAGTCGCGGCAAGTTATATAGGGTGGTCACAAGTTGCGGCAGGTATTGTAAGGGCTTTACCTTTAGGTGGTGGCGGTGGCGGTGCTGGGTCTCCAGGAAACGGCGGAACCCAAACTCAAGCGCAGCCGCAGCAAGAAAACTTTCAGCCAGAAACTAGCTCACTAGAATTAAGCAGCGGAACAAGCTCAGGCGGGGCAACAAACACTATAAGCTTCGCTACCGATTCAGGTGATGAGTTAATAAACGTTATCGCTAAACTGCTCGAAAAAGGTAAACAAGAAGGAAGATTTACATGACAATTGTTAATAACTCAGCAGTTGCCGCTACTGTTGGGATATCTATTTCAACTAGCAACGTGCTTACTGCTACAACGCCCACAATCACCTCTCCAGGTGTAGGCGAAGTGGCTTTGAATATATCGTCACCAGATCATTCCTTAAATTACACAAGCGGATCATCATCTGTTTATTTTAGCGTTGCTTATGGAATAGTGCAAAATGTAAGCTATGTCGGTGTGTCAGGTCATACGGGCGCAGGAACTATCGGTGTAACTGTTGAATTATATGATGACACTTTATTAATTGATTCGGTAACGATCACAAGAAATAATAATTTAATGTTCACTTTTGATGAGCGTACATTTACAAACTTAATAGTTAAATTTGTTACATCTTCAGTTGCTCAACAAGTAACAGTTTCATTTATTGCGGCTGGAAGTTATATAAATATATTAACAGGCGAGCAAGCAGGTTATTCACGAAACTGGCTAGTAAGAAGCACAGTAGACAGAGTGACAACAAACCTATTAACCGCCCCCGTTAGCGTCACTCAAAAAAACACAGCGTTAAAAGGCACTTTATCTTTACCAACTCAAACGGCGGTATTTGCGGAAGGGCCATGGCAGAATTTTATCGACTTTAGTTATCAGCAGCCGTTTTTTATTAAAGAGGTTTTAACTAAGCCTAACTCATCTTATGTTTGTTTTAACCCCAGTCATGGCGTAAAAGCTCACTCGCAGACCCGTATGCTTGATGTGCTAACTTTATCCTTTAACGCATACAATGGAATTTAATTAATGTCGTCTTTTGAATCAACTAGATCACAATATTCACAAGAACATTTTGAAGTGTTAGAAATCGACCTTCCAGTGATAACTGGCACTTGTACGCTGGGAGCTTCTAATGGGTTTGGCACCCCTCTTACATGTGATCAAGCTTGGACTGGTGAATATAAGACATATAAGTTCACAAATCAAAACGCCCCTATTTTACCCGCTTCAAATATTTATCGCGTCATCACTAAAGTTAAAGAAAACCCCACAGAATTAAAGCCGGGTAATGGCCTTTCTGCCCGTGGCTCTATGTCAATAACATTAACCGATTTTCTTGGTGACCCAAACCAAGAAACTACAGGTGTAACTGCTGATGTTATTGGGCAAGGGACATACTTAGGAAAGCTTTCAGCTCGTCAAATTATAGAAAATAAAGCTGTTAGGTTAAAACTGTATCGAGTTGAGGCTGATGGTTCAATTGATTTGGTCGGCGGCGCTGAGACGCATCACTATATAGCTGAGTCTTTAAAACCAAACGAGAACGGTTCATGGTCGCTTCAATGCAAAGATGTGATGTCCTTAGCTAACCTTAATGAGAAAACGTGGCCCCCGACATCTGGCGGTTTCTTGCGCCTTGATATTGATGATTCAGTGGTAGCTATACCAGTTGACGCTACAACCGATTACAGTGCAGTTTTTGCCGTTCGCATTGGAGACGAGTTCTTAAAAATTAACAGCGTTACTAATAACTTGACATCTACAGCGGTTTTAAACGTAGCAACAAGAGGATTAAGTATAAGCGCCCCAGTATCAGCCGTTGTGTTAACAAGAACCGCAGCGGATAGTCATAGTGCAGGAGATGAAGTTTTTATATGTGACTTGTCAGACAATGAAACAATTGATTCTTTATTGACGAGAATTTTAGTTGCGTCTGACTTTGATTCTAGCTTAATAACTTCGGCAGATTGGGCTGCTGAAGTTGCAGAATGGCACGCACTCGACAAAATAAACACGTTACATAGCGAAGCTGAAGATGTTCATGATGTGCTTAATAGGATACTGACTGGCTTTTTAATGGACTTATGGTTTGACCAGATAGATAACCAAGCAAAGCTATCGGCTATTAGCGTGTGGAAGCAGTCAAGCGCTGTATTGACAGAGGGCAAAGAAGTTGATGCATATACGCTAAAAGCATCTGCTGATGATGGTTTAAGAGCTAGTAGAGCGCTAGTCTTATATAATAAAAGAAACCTTGCTGATAATGATGATGCATCTAGCTTTAAAAAAGGCGCTCAATTTTCAGACAATCAAATAATAAGCGCGGCATTATACAAAGAGCATAAGGATAAACAATTTGATAACAATGCAATTATTGGATCTAATGCTGCTGAGTTATTAGTTCAAAGGTTTGTATCAAGATTTAAGTTTACGCCATTTAACCGAGACTGGGAGACACAAGAAAGATTCTTAACATTTAAAACTGGTGATGTAGTTGATCTAAATGCTCAATCAATACAGTCTGCAAGTGGTTTACCCTCCGGTGATTTACGCGCACAGGTCACAAAGATAACGCCAAGATATACAAATACAGGGCGCATGTATGACTGCATAGCTATGAGTTATGAAGCTGCATTTAATAACAACTCTGAAATTGTTTTAAGCTCTCCGCTTGGGTCAATTAACTTTTACACTTTAGCGGGAGCGCCTTCTCAAGCTGTAACGTTAACTTTTGTGTTAACTAATACGTACTCATCTGGTCAGTCTGCAATGTCAGCGGGTGCATTCCCTGCAGGCTCTAAGTTAATATTAATATTAGCTAATAATTTTGATGGTCAAGCAAATGGCGGGGTTGGCGGTGCTGGTGAAAGTATGTTTTACGAAAGTGAAAGTAATAATTGGCTCGGCGGCGGTGGTGGCTCAAACGGTGGTGCGGGTGGTATCGTTTACGACGCGCAAGGTATTGACACAGATATATACTTCAGCGGTGATACATCTGCAGTTAGCACAGCTTACCCAGTCGCGAACGGCTATATAAGAGCGCCAGGAGGCGGCGGTGGTGCTGGCTCTGCTGTAGGTGTTGGCACTAATGACCCAGTAGGTTATGCCGGTCACGGTGGCGGAGGTGGCGCTGGTAGAACTGCAGGTGCAGGAGGTGCAGGAGGAATTGCAGAAACATCTGGAGGCGCTTCAGGTGTTGACGGTAACGCAGGCCAAAATGGTGATATAATAGGACAGGGTGGAACAGGCGGTTCAAGCGCAAACGCACCAACCGCCGGAACTGCTGGTGATTGGGGGCAAGCTGGCACAGCCGCAAGCTCCCTAGGCGGCGCAGCGGGAAGCGGCATAAAAGACAGTGGGGCAACGGTTCAATTATTCGCGGATGGCGATTTAGCAACTAGATATATAAATGGCAATGGTGATCATTAATGCAAACTTATAACAACAGTGTAGTACTAAAATTTGACGACAATACGACAGGTAACGCTGACAGTGGTGCGCCTGTAACGGTTAGGGTTGCAAGCGTAGTCCCTGGAAGCGGGGCGCTGGCTACTATATACGACAATCAAGGCACGCAGATACTTAACCCACTTACAACTGATGCAGACGGTAATTATAGCTTTAAAGCGGCTGATGGTGTGTATGATATTGTGGTCAGAGAAGATCAAGCAAGTCAGTATATAATTCAAAATGAAACGCTAGACGGTTCACTATCCATAGTTACCCAAAGAACAACAGCAGAACTAGTATCAAGTACAACTGTTTTTGATATTAGCTATGTCGTTACTACGTCAGGATCAGGGGCGGCTGGTGACGGAGGATCTTCTTCTTGGCTTCAGAATGGTGTCGTTGGTCAAACGCCAGGGCAAAGCCCTATAGATTTAGGTTTAAACTTGTTGAATGACGGAAACGGGGATCAGTGGGGGCTTATACGTGGACAGACCATAGACTTTACTGCCATTCAGTTCTTCCCTTTACCATTTGGCGGAGAAGGCCCAGGATCTTATACTTACACTACAAACGGATTTAAAAAAGTAATAACTTCTAAATCCACCGAGTGGAACAACATCCTAGATAGGCACAGATTACAGGTAATCGCCCACCGCGGATTTATGACTACATACCCACAAAATACAATGATCGCGTTTACATCTGCTATTAATTCCGGTGCGTCTGCGCTTGAGTGTGACGTGCAGGTAACATCTGACGGAGTGCCTGTTGTGTTTCACGATGATACAGTGGATTCGCTAACAAACGGAACCGGGGCAATTTCTGCGCTTACGCTTGTGCAGGTACAGTCTCTTACTTTTGACTCAACTGTCGGAACTATACTTTCACTAACGCGGATACCCACATTTGCAGATGTTCTTAACTACTGCAAAACGGCAGGGATAGAACTCTATCCAGAGATAAAAAGGTTTAGAACCCGCGCTGATATTCAACTAATGGTTGATGATGTTGAATCTGCCAATATGGAGTTTCAAACATTCTTTCAATCATTTTCTATTGATGATTTAATCTTCTTGCGAGGGATAAATAAAAACGTCGCCCTTGGGTTAACCGCGAATGAATCAGTACAGGCCACATATGAATCTCTTATAGATTCAGTGGCAGCAATCGATGGTAATCTTATATACTGGCAGCGAGCAACGTTACTTTCAAACCCCGCTATAGTTACATATGCAAATAGCAAGGGGCTTGACGTTGTTGCTTGGACTGTAAACGAGTTTAATGATGCTAAACTCCTAATGTTAATTGGCGTCAATAAGATAATGTCTAACATAAATATCGAGGTGATTTAGATGACTGTTTTAGCAACGAATGGCGGCTGGCACGATTGGTATCCTACAACAACGGGTGATGGTTCATTAAGTTCTTTAGGGTTTGATAACATGGTCACAACCGCAACAGCGGGAACCTCCGGGAATAGGGCTTATTACTCAAGAAACATACCCGCATACCCTGGAGAAACCATAGTTCTCTCAGTTGTTGCGACAAAGCTTTCGGGGCTGCCTCAGATGATTATTGATTACCCTGCCACTGCTAGCCCAGTTTCAACTGTTTATATAGATAAAGAAGATATGGCTAGGTATGAACTAAGATTTACCGTTCCCTATACCTCGGATACAAAGACCAACTATATCAAAGCAAGCATTGGTGTTTTTAGCGCCGACGCCGGCTCTGTTACAATGACACTGCCAACTATCAGCGTTGAAAACTCTACCACAGGATTTGCTAGAAACCATTGCATGGGGTTGATTAAGCTTAACAAATCAAGTGGCACAGTTACCGCATCATTAAATAGCGGTTTCGTAAATTCGGGCATTCGTCTTCTGTCGTATTCATCTGGAACTGGGATATTAACTGTTTATGTTGGCAAGTTAGCAGATGAAGATCTATCCCCAATATTTAATGTAGGGTTATCTTCTGATCGTCTTTTGGATGTGTCACCAAGGGCAGGCGCGTATGACGCAGTTCAAGGAACAATAGAAATAAAATTTAGTGACGGCACAAACTTTGTTGATATAACGCCGCTTTACCCAGATAATTCTTCAGCCTTTTTGTGGATTAGTTCTTTTGGTTTATAATTAACGAATAGAGGATATTATCAACTAACGCCTAATTAGCTTTGATATACATGACCGTACCTACGCATCTTTAAAAGTAGATGGTGTTAAGGTCAGTGATGCAGACTATCAGACAATGAGTTATACTGAGCCGCACATTAATTATTTTGGAATGCATTTGGCGAAAGGATTTAACACGCAAGAAGCATACGACAGTAGCTTTATAATTAACATTTCTAATCTAACTTACACTACAACTAACTAGGATTAAATAAAATGTTACAGAAGATGAGATTTTTAATTTTAGCACTAACACTTTTTGCAACTTCAGCATTTGCAGCCTGGACACCCCCAGCAAAAGCGGTATGTGGACAAGCATATCAAATAGATGTCTGTGTCTGGGCGCAATATGCGACCGGCTTTGATGATGA